GTATCAAATGAGTCTTGTGTGGCAATATCGCCATCGGCATCTATACTAATGTCGTAATAGCCGTTATCTGTGTTTAAAGCCGCGTCATAGCTCATATGCTTGTGTTAACCCCGCCGGTGGTTATAGCGCCCGTCCAAGTCCCAGCAGACGAACCAGAACCCACATTCACCTCTACAGTGTCACCGACTCTGGCAATATCGGGGCCGCCAACACCAAGATTGGTTTGTGCCGCGTCTATATTAACATTATTAGCGGTTAAGTTTACATTCCCTGTTCCGACCTGAATATCAAGATCGTCATTATTTTTAAAGAGAATTCTCGTTTTTGTTTTTGGATGGTAAAACTCAACCTCGGCGCTTTCTTTTCCTTTTATTCTATCCTCTGAGGATTCTCCAATCCCTACCAAATTCTGCTCTTGCCCATTAACAGAGAACAGCGTTACCAATGCTCCATCAGGCAAATTAGCATGCATGCCATAGGGGAATAGAGCCATAAATTCCGCAGTATCGCCCATGTATGCACACTGTTGAATAGGTAGTTTACGGCTATCGTTATCAGTTCTCGATACTCTGCCACGCTTAATCAAATTAATTAGACGGTTCAGCATTATACGCCTCCTTATCAACTAGCGATAATTCCGTAGTTGTGCCAGAATCAACACTTATTTTGAATGTAACCGTGCTTATCAGCATATTTTCAGATACTCCAGCAAAATCGTCGATGACATTTACCACCGTATTAGGCCGCCAAATATCAATCGTATTTTTATGTCCTACAACTACCACACCATAAGCCTTAGAGCGTGTCTTTCTTATACGACCTTCCCATTCTGCACGGAGTCTGGCTTGCTTCGCCGCGCTTACATTTTCTGACTGCAGTATAAACTTTCTTGTCGATCTTATCTCGCTATCTATGTATTCACCAACCTGATCGACCAGTTGATCCGTTCCAATTTCGCCAGCTTCATCAGCAGCGACAAGGTTTGCCTGCGACCGTGTTTTATACTTATTAAATCTTTGCGTTAAATCATTACTATAACTTGCTGATTTAACATTATTATCATTAGCACCTATAACATTTTTAATCGTAATGTTAAGCGCATCGGTGGAGGGCTTGATAATATTAATATTTCCCGCGTCACTTGATAATAAAACGGCTTTTTTACGCGCTAGCTTTTCAAGAAAATCAAAAGCATTCTGCCCTATGCTAGCAGATAGCTTTTCCTCTGCTTTGTTAAACGGGCTTAAACCAACACTATCGGATACCTTAATATCTGACCCTATAAACCTTATAACCTTCTCCACGGCTTGCTTTAGTGTGCTAGAACCGTCTAATTTAATACCCTCAACAGTTGAATCAATTATATCGCTTGTTTTGTCTCTGCCTTCAATCCTAATAGAGTGTAAATCGCCGCTATACTCAACATTAATAATATCTATAAAACCATCTATAACTACTACATCATCGACAGTGACCTTGCACGCCTCGCCACCCTCAAAGGGCAATCCGGAACCCTCAACATCCACAGCGGAAAAAGTAAAACCTCCGGCCATACTATCCATAGAAAGTATTACCTCAGCTTCTGTGAAGTTAATATAAGAATTTCCCGCAACCTGTAGCGCAATCATGAGGACAGCACCTTAATATCACCCTCAAAAAAACTAACATTATCATTTTCGTTTAAATTAACGATATTCTCGCCAAAATCATCGTTACCGTAGTAAGTGAACGCTAACACGCGAGCAGGTACTTTCGCCGCCTTGACTGTAATAACTTGGTTAACATTTAACTTTATGCCATCAAATAATGATTGCGTATTAGTGCGCAAATCGCTAAGGGCGCTTAGCTGATCGCCTGTTAGTTGTTGAGATACTTTATCAAACTGAGCTTCAAGTATGCTCGCCGTAGAGTTTAAATCGTCTACCGTATCATACTCGATATTAGCGGCGTTTTCGTAAGCGTAACCCAGTGCCGCCGCCTGCATATAGGACTTCATGACTGCTCTATTTTGATCTTTTTCAATGATAGAGGCTGTCACTAAGTCTGGAGTAGGAGTTAAGTCATCGTCAAAATCAAAGAAAGCCCTAAAAACCTCAAAAGATGACTCATAAGACGAATAAAGCCCGTTAACAGTAGCGTAAAGTGTACTAACGCTACTCACTAATTGATAAACATCTCCAACCAAAACAAGCTTGTTATCTGCAAAATCACTTACAAGGCCGCTATAATAATCAATACTACTGCTTACCTTGCTAATGATTTTGGTCTTATCGTCAAAATACTCTAACGACCTGCCAAGCATTGCCTCAACATCGGTAAAAACATTAGGGAAAGTGACGCTATAGTAATCGACTATAGATTGCTCGATACTTTCCTGTAGTGCAAAATTTGACGCTGACACAATAGATTTTGATGATGTATCTATTGAGGGTAGACCGTCAGTGCTTGAAACTTCAAATGATAGCGAAAAACTGGCTTCCCCGATAGAGGTCATATCTTCAACTAAAGACCATGACGAAGCAACTATGTTCTCGATGTTGCCAAAAAACGGATGAACTAATAAACCTGTGCCGCCTTGTTCAAGTGCAGCCAGAAGCTTATTTTTCTTCTGTGTATAGTTAGGCTCACTGATAAAAGCTGTGAAACTATACGACCTTTCATCTGGTCCTAAATTCTCCATATTCTGCTTCGACGAGTTTGGTAATTTGTGCTTTATAAGCTTTGCCCCACCCTTAACAGAAGAGGATTTTATGCGAAATTCTGCGCCCTTATAGCTGCCTGTATAAATCTCGTCAATAATCATAGTGATGGAGCCATATTTAAGCCAAGGTTCATTGGTGAGCCTTTAGATACTGCTTTAGCAGAATTAACAACACCTTTCGGCGCGTTTAGATTAATATTAACATCCGCTTGAGTCTTCATATTGCTATTGGCATCTATTCCTAGCTTTTTATCCCCTACATCGAAGCTGATCTTTTTCTCAAATTCGATTAGCTTGTTCTCGAACCCATCCATACCCAAAGCAGACATAGCCTTGGCTGCCATTTTCATCGGATAAATAAGAAAATCTATAAAACCATTATAAATATTTTTTAACCCATCAATCATGAAGCTGCTGAAATCTTCCCATAACAGTTTCGCACCACCTACAACGCCCTCCCAGTTTTTGTAGAGCATTACACCAGCAGTTATTAGCAAGCCAACGGCTGCAATAACGAGAAGCACTGGAAGCGATAGGAAGCCAAACGCAATGGCTAGACCAGACACAGCAAAGGCTACCGTACCAACAACTATGGCGAGTGGCGCGAGAACAGCGATTAAGCCCGTAACGATAATGATAGTCTTAGTTATCATTGGGTTTGCCGCTGCAAAGGCTTTTATTTTCTCTGGCAATGTTGAAAGCTTATTGCTTAGAGACTCCATTCCTTTGTTTAAGCCAAACGTTTCGTTTACAACCTCACCAATTGCGGCTGCAGTTAGACCTAAATTATCTTTTAAAGTAGAAAACCTGCCAGACAGCGTTTTAGATTGCTTTTCTGTTTGCTTGTAAAAGACACCGCCGGAGCTAGTCATTTTAATCATTGCTTTTTGCATTAGCCCGAAACTTATTTTTGATTCACTGGCTAGCTTGAAAACCTGTTGCTTGCTTACGTTTAGGCTTTCAGCTAGAACATCAATGATGGGAACGCCACGTTCTGCAAGCTGCAATAGCTCCTCAGTCATTAGCTTTCCTTTCGCCTTAGCCTTGCCGAATATCTGCGCCATGTCACTCAAGGGTACATTTGCACCAGACGCCAAGTCACCTAATCGCCTAAGCGTAGGTATCATGTCTTCTTGCGTCACTTTAAAAGCTAGCAATTGCTTTGCTGATTTACCGACTGATTCAAGCTGAAAGGGGGTTGTTGCCGTAAAGCTGGTAAGGTCTTTCATTAAGTCTTTAGCTTTTGACGCAGAACCGAGCATAGATTCAAAAGCAACACCTAGCGTTTCTAGGTCAGCGGCTTGCTTTAATGCGACACCACCAAGTATAGACAGCGGCAAAGTGACTTTAGCAAATAAAGAGCCTCCTATCCCCATCATTTTCGAGCCGAACTGCTTAGCCTGAATGGAAGCGAACTTAAAAGCGCCGCCCGCTTCTTTTGCTTTTCTGGATAGATTAGTTAATTTTGATTTTAAGCCAGTCGCAGCGCGAGCAGCCTTGTTAGCTTGATTACTAAACTGATCGCGTAAACGGATAAAATAGGAAACATCGAAATTAGCCATGTGCTTTTTTACGCTCTCTTGCTATCTTTTTGGCTTCATCATTAATGATTGAAACCTCGTCTAGCGGCATATCACGCAAACCATGATAACTAACGCCGCCCTCAAAAAATGCCGCCAACTGCACAAACGAACGAATTAAGCTTTCTTCGCTTTGGCTAGTGCAGAAGCTAGAATAAAATTTACAAGATAAGTACCCGTCATTAGCTCCAAATCGTCCGGTGACAGCGTATCGATAATGGGCTTAGTAAACCTTTGCTCACCATCAACTAACGCCACACCACTATTAAATAGTTCAATAGCAGACAAAAGCACGCCATTCATATCTACATCGGACATATAAAGCATAGAGATTACATCTTCTGCTTTCATATCTGGCGATTCTGCGCCCTCTTTTTGCTCTGCGCTACCCTGTAAAGAGTTTAAAGCACGAAAAAACGATTGCTTTAAAAAAGTGGTGTGCTTTAACTGCTTAGACGACGGGGCGGTAAGCTGAACGAACTCAGCTACCACCTCATCACCATCCTTTGCGTACAATACCGTTTTATCTTGTAATGTATAAAGGACTTCCATATTACACCGCCGCGTCTGATTTGAATTCAATCTCAACCGTAGTATCACTACCTAAAGCAACCTCGTAATCATTCAAAATAGCTGCTTTCTTAAAGCTTCGACGAAAACTAGCCCCATCTACCGATCCAGTAAGTACAACGGTATTTGAATTTCCGTTAGACTTCCAAGAGCGTAGCAATTTAACCGTCTCAATGTCGGGGTAAACTTCAAACTTAACCATTGAAAAAGTGCTTTCTAAATCTTGTGAGAATACCTGCTCCACAGAAGCGCCGCCAATACTAGCCGCTCTCATAGTTTGCTCTCCGAAACCTTCGGTAAATGTAACCGAATTCGGAACGATTGCGATAGGGTCGTTATTGACCGCTACCGCTATGTTAGATAGTGGTTTCATTTCTTAACCCTCTGTAGTGAATGCTAATTGCATTGAAACGTTAATGGTTCGTAACTGCGTAACGATAGGAACGATCATTGTGACAGTCGCTTTACCTAGTGATAGATCAAGCGTTACTGAAATATTCTCGTTGAAGAACTGTAGCGCTGCCTCACCTGCTTGTAATAACACGTAATCAGGGCCAGCTAAATCGGCATACAAATCAGTTAGATAAGCTTCGATAGTAGCCGCGTTAGCAATATCACGACCTCTAATAACGTCACCCTCAGTAAGTCGAGATTGAGCGAATCGTTTCTTGAGGTTATTCCAGAAATATTCACGCGCATTGCTTGCCGTATCAACATAGTTTAAAAACTTAAATGATGTATCTGGATTGCCAGCGCTATCGGTTTTATAGGTCGTAACCACTTCACCCATAATAGATGAGTTATTAGCGCGGTTATTGCCAAAAACAGTTACGCCAGAAGTCAAAAGACCCTCCGACTCTGTGCGGTCAAACCCCTTGCCTGTATCAGTCAAAGGTAAATTAGGTAACAGCGTATTAAAGTAAGGTTTAGATGCTAAAGCAGGGCCGCCAAAAGAATCCAAAGCGCCGTTAGACGTTAAGACTAATTGTGCAATGTTAGCATCTTGCGTTAGTCGCAAAGAACGTTCTGCGGCGAACTGTGCAGCCTTAATATGTGCCATTTCCACTTTAGATGCGCCCTTATGGTTAGTACTTGTTTGTACCTCGTCACCTAAAAGCACAATGCTTTGACTGTTAAGCGCATCAGCAGTAGCCACTAGGTTTGCATAAGTATCAACCATCGGGATAGCAGCGATGCCATCTTGAACATCATTTGTGACGTTAAATCGCGCGTCTAAAAATGTTTTAACTGTGGACACATCAGAAGAGTAAGGCCAAACGATAGTCTGGTATCGTTCATCGCCGATAACATCCAAAACACTCGTTAGGGTTGGATCAGTCGCGCCACTGGACATTGCGGTGGTTGTTACCGAAATACCCGCGACCGACCCAATAAGCTGCAACGGGATTTTATTACCAACAGTGCCGTCATTATCCGCTGTGAGTGTCACTGTACCCGTAGTATCAGAAGCAGTCACAGGGCATTCAAGATTAGCTAGCACAGCCGTTTCCAAAAGCACGCCCAAAGATGCAGCAGTTGCACCAGAAGCCACTGGAATAGCAAACGCGTAATCCACTTTAGAGCCTACAACAAAAGTTAAGGTTCCTGCCTCGGTTGCTGTGCCAGTAATAGCAAAGCTACCACTTGCCGGAGTGCCAGCCGCATCATCTAAGGCGATAGCGTCAAACTGAGTCACCTTGTTCAAGTCACG